CCCTTGACCTGGTCCTGGAGCGTCGACATCTGCGCCGACCAGCTCTTGCCCATGAGCGCGACGCCCGGGCCGAAGGCGGCGAAAGCCCGGTTCAGGGCTTCCAACCGCTTCGCGGGGTCGAGCTTGTTGAAGGCCTGGGACGTCACCCCGATCGCCGAGAGCGCCTGGGTCACGATCGGCGTCTCGACTTGGTTCGCGCCGCTCGTCATGGCCTGCATGACGTCGCGCGGGGCCAGATGGAGCCCCTCCTGGCCCCGAAGCGCGAAGCCCGCCGCGAGCGACAGGCGGGTGAGCTCCCGGAGCTGCTGAAGCGACGCCCCCGCCGCCAGGCCGGGCCCGAGGATGCCCTGGAGGCCGGAGATGTAGTCGCCGAGCTCGCCCACACCGATGGCCGCGTCCTTGCGGAGATCGCTCACCAGCCCCTTGGCCACGCCCAGGGTCTGGACGATGCCCGCGCCGGTCTGGGCCGACAGGAGGGTGGCCATCCCGGCCTGCGCCTCCTGAATCGACGTGTGGAGCCCGAGCACCCCGCGCACCGCCACGCCGAGCCCGGCGGCGCCAGCGAGCGCCGCGAAGGCCCGGGAGAGCGCGCCGGAGATCGACGCGCCGACGCGCACCCCCTCCTGTTCGACCTCCTTCAGACGCCGCTTGGCCCCCGCCGCGCCCGGACCGGAGTGATCTTCGGCGATGATCTTCGCCTTGATCACGTAGCTGCGGTCTGACTCACCCGGCATCGGGGTTCTCCTGCTCGACGATCCGCGACAGCGCGGAGTTGAAGGCGAGTAGATCCCGCTCGGACAGGCCGAGGAGGACGGTCAGCGGCTGGTGGCCGTAGCGGGCGGCGTAGGCGAGCCGATCCCAGCTACGGCCTTCAGTTCCCCCACCTCGTCACCAGCTCCGTAGAGGTGGCCCCAGACCGAGGCGAGGATCCAGGTCTCCTTGGCGGTGAGCTCGACGCCACGCGCAGCGCGCCGCGCCCCCTCCATCGCCACGGCGTAGATCCGGGCGACGGGGGTCTTGTGGGCGTCGGCGGCCCGTTCGGTGGCAAGGATCTCCGCCATCTTCAGGTCGGCGAGCACCACCTCCCGCTCCGCCAGGACGACGTGCACGCCATCGGCGGCCTCGCGGATCGAGTCACGCGCCGCCGCGATCTCCTCGGACGTGGCCAGGTGCACGGTCGCCCAGGCGTTGGCGACCCCCTGGAGCGCCCGGGTGCCGATGCGGTCCTCGAGCGGCCGGATCATCAGGTCGGCCGGCGTGACGAGCTCCCCGTCGATCTCCCGCACCGAGACGCCCGCGCCGGCGACGGCCACCGCATGCTCGGCGGCGGCGAGCGTGGGCTCCCCCGCCAGCTTCGCGGCGTTGAGCAGCTCGGCCGGCGTGAGGACCACGAACACCACCCGCCGCCCTCGACAGGTGACCTCGAACGCATCGCGAGGGGCGCTCACGAGGCGATCCGCTGGTCGCCCGTCTTGAACGTGAGCGAGTGCGACTGCGCGGTGGCCCGGCGCGCCGAGCGGCTCGACGCGGTGAGCACGAGGTTGGTGTAGGTGTGGGTCTTCTTCGTGAGATCCCGGTAGTTCGTCGTGACCGCCACCACGACGAGCGCTGGGATCCCGAGGCGCTTGGACGACTCGAGCACATCCACGATGTCGTCGGTGGCCGAGGTGGAGGGTGCGAACTCGATCTCGAGCTCCCAGCCCGCGTACTCGGCGTCCACCTTGGAGCCGCTTTCGCCGAGCACCTTCGTGGTGACCTCGTCGATCATGGGCTTCACGGTGCAGTTCACGATCTGGTCCTCGACCAGCTTGATCGCCCCGTCCACCAGGACGGAGAGCTTGGTGTCCTTGCCGGTGACAGGGACGTCGGTGTCGGCCATGGCCTACTCCTCGATCTGGACGGTTTCGCCGATGGACGCCTTGAGGACGATCTCGTCCATCGCGGCGAAGAGCTTCACGGAGAGCAGGATGTACCAGCGCCCGCTGTCCAGGTCGTCCTGGGTGTTGCCCCCGAAGGCGTCCACGGCGTAGCTGTGGATGCGCTTCTTCGTCCTGAGCCCCTCCAGGAAGCCCAGGATCGCGGTGATCAGCGCCCCGGTGTTGCTCCCCAGGGTCTGCGTCGCGAGCACCAGGTCGAGGGGCTTGCTCACGTAGTTCTCCGCGTAGGCCGCGATCGACTCGGTGATGTAGTCGGTCATGCGCCGGCGGAAGACCTGGATCAGGCCGCTGGTGATGGACGTCGTGATGCCGCCGTAGAGCACGGGTCCGAGGGTCTTCGACAGGAACCAGGCGGCGACCCCGGCGTCGCGGAGGTCGTCGTAGGTGGTCCGGCTGGTCGTCTCCACCTCGAGGCCGGTGATGCCCTTCAGGTAGGGCGCCCCGGTGGCACCGCCGGGCGAGATCTCCGGGTCGAGGTTGAGGATCGCGGCCGCCGCGAAGCTGTTGCCGTCCACCTCGACCTCGGCGAGGTCGGTGTCGTAGAAGTCGGTCGTGAGCACCCGCGGCCACGTGTAGATGATCCGGTCGTCCCGGTAGTCGGCGACGTAGGTGATGGCGCTGGAGCTGCTCTGGTTGTTGGGAGTGCAGAGCACGACCATGCCCTTGTCGCAGTCGCCGACGTAGGCCTCCAGGCCGGTGTTGACCGTCGCGCAGAGCGCCGACGGGCACTCCGCCACGAACAGGATGTCCACGTCCGCGTCGTCGGTCTCGGCGTAGAACAGCCGGATCCCAACCAGGGAGACGCTCGACCCCACGTAGTCGCTCGCGGCGGCCGTGCCGTCGGCCCCGCTGGCGAGCGCGGTGGCGGAGCCAGCCGTGGGCATCGCGCTCGGGCTCGACGCGGTGACGTCCACGTAGGGGTCGTCGACCAGGAGCACCGTGGTGGTGGTCAGGTCCTTGTACCGGACGGAGTAGGCGGTCCCGATCGTGATCACCATGTCCCGCTTCGCCGAGTCGCCCCCGGTCGCCGCGGTAAACTGGTAGCTGATCGAGTTGCCCAGCGCGCCCTTGTACTTCGCGGTGATCGTGAGCGAGCCCGTGCCCGCAGTGATCGCCCCCGAGGTCGCAGCGGCCTGGTCGGTCGCCGCGATCCGCACCACCCGGAGCCCGCCGGGGAAGGACTTCGAGAGGAAGGCCTTGAGCGCGGTGTAGGTGTCGGCGGCCCCGAACGGAGTGGGGCAGAACGCCGCGAACAGCTCGGCGGCCGTGGTGATCCGCTGGATCTCGTTGATCGGCCCCCAGGGGAAGTCGCCGACGATGCCGGCGACGTTGCTCTTGACGCCCGAGATGTTGCCCGGCGGCTGCACCTCCCAGACGTTGATGCCGTACCCGATCCCGGATTCCCCGGCGATCTTGCGGATCAGCGATCCCATTCAACCTCCAACCGTGACAGTGTCGGTCACGACGTCCCCACCCGCATCGATGGCGGCGGCGATGTCGGCCTCGGTGAGCTTCGGGTGCTCGGTGAGCACCACCAGATCGGTGTCGATGCGGATCTCCCAGGTCTGCCGCCACTCGCCACGCGCGGCACCGTCCCCCTGATCCTCGGGGCGGCTGTCGGTGCAGGTGATGGTGAGCGGCCGGCCGTGGTACCCCGTCGAGTCCAGGTAGAGGCCCGCGACGGCGGGCAGCCGGTTGTGCAGCGCGGCCTCGATGAGTGCCGCGGTGTCGTCCCGGGCGGCGCGGTGCTGGGCCCAGAGGTCGAGCTGCGCGGTGATCGTGATCCAGGCCACCCGGTAGGTGACCACCAACGTGCTCGTGCCGGACTGGTCGATCCGCCGGGGCGGGACCAGGGTCCGCTCGACGGGGCCGGGCTCGACGGTGAGGACGGGCCCGGCCTCCAGGTCGAGCTCAATGTTCGCTTCGGGCCAGCCCCGACGCGCGGTGAGCCCGGTGACGGCCTCGCCGAAGTAGGTGGCGATCGCATCGCACGCGGCGGCGGCAAGGTCGATGGCCACGCTACCTCCGGCGTCGCAGGCGGCGCATTGCCGCCTCGCTGTAGTCCTTCTCGATCTCGGGCACGATCCGGCGGAGCACGAAGCGGGGCTTCGTGCCGTGGTGGTGGACGTGGTCGCGGATCGCCATCGCCCGGGAGATCACCGCGGCGCCGACGGCGGCACCCTCGCGCCCGAAGGCCTGCCGGACGTGCTGCTTCGCGGCCCGCTTCCAGCTCTTCGACCCTTCCATGCCCGATGCCAGGCCGAGCGCGATGGCCTTGGCCACCCGGTACTGCCCGCGGATCTCGCCGCGGAGCTTGCGGTGCACCCACTCGATGATGGGCTGGAGCGGAGGCCCAGGGCGGTTCGGTCGGCGTCCGTACTCGATGACACCCGCGTAGGGGGTGTCGTTGACGAGCTCGGCGCCCTCGGTGCCGGCGACCGCCCGCCAGGCCGCCTTGAAGGCGCCTCGATCAACCGCTCCGACGGCGTTCGTGCTCCGCACCGCCCGGGAGATCCCCCGCTGCGCCACCTCCAGCGCGACGAGCCGGAGCTCCGCGGTGTCCCACCGAAGGTGCTCCTCCAGGAGCCCCCCGAGCTGGTCCGCCGTGCAGATGATGTCGGCCACGCTCGACCTCCAAATCGACGACGGGAGCGGGCTCGCCGCCACCCGTCGGCGGGGTCGGAAGATGCCGAAGCACGTCCCAGATCGTGATGGGCATGGAGAGGCTCACGTGGTGCGCTTCCGATTCCGGCGCCGAAGCACCACGCGCCACTCGAAGGCCCGCTTCTGCGGGCGGGCGACGGGGCGCCACTCCTCTCCGTTCACGAGCCAGATCAGCTCCTGGGTCGAGGTGAGGACCGGGTTCAGGTCGCTCTCCTCGTAGGTCGCCGAGATCCGGTAGACCTGCTGGTCGCCCGTCTCGTAGATGCCGGGCGCGTCGAACACGAGCCGGGGAGGGAGGTCCCTCCACTTCGGCGTCGGCGTGAGCGTGACGTCCTCGTCGGTCGCGGTGCCCCGGCCCACCTCGGCGCCGTCCCAGGTGCGGACCCGGACTACGAAGGTGTCGAGCCGGAAGCCGAGCTCCGCGATCAGGTCCCGGGTGTCGTCCACGACCGGGATCAGGTCGTCGCGGAGGGTCACCGGCTACGCCTTCGGCCGGGGGTAGGGCTCGACGAGGTCGGGGTGATGGTCGCGCAGCCAGGCGCCAGCCGGGCCGCGCAGCACGTCCCGGTGGCGCACGAGGTCCATCGCCCCGTTGGTGGCGCCCGGGCGGGGGATCCGAATCTCGCGGGCGCCGACGTAGCGGACGGCCGCCCCCTCGGGCCAGTCGGACAGGGTGGTCGCGCTCGGCACGCTGGGCGCCGGATCGTGGGGCTTCGGGTGCCCCTCGAGGACGCCGAGCCGCGTGTAGGCGCCGTCCAGGCCGTTCGCGATCACCTCGGCGCGCTGGGCGACCGCGGTCACGCGCTCGTCGAGGCCGTCGAGGCGCCCGGCAGCGCTCTCGCGGAGGTGCTCCACGCGGTCGGCAAGCTGGGAGACGTCGCCGCGCAGCGCCTCCAGGAGAGCGTGCAGCGCAGCCAGGGTGAGGCGGCTGGTCTTCGGCTCGGTGGTCTCGGAGGGGTCGTCCATCGGTCATCCCGTCGGAAAGGTGCCGGATCCACCTCCGGCTTGGAACACGTCACGCTTGGGGGCGATCCCGAAGACCTGCCCGAGCTCGAGGGCGAGGCGCTTGCCCTCCATCCGCATGGCCCGAAGCTCGCCGTCGGCGGTGAGCGTGACCTCCTCGGCCTTGCTCACCTTCTGGCGGCTCCAGGCGTCCTGAAGCGCGGTCTGAACGGCGGCGAGCTGCGTCAGGAGCGAGCCGACGAAGGTCTCCCCGTCGCTGGACAGCGCGCCCCACGCACCCTCCAGGTCCTGGTGAGAGGCCCGGTAGATGTCGGGGAAGCCCAGGTAGCGGCGCACCTGGGTTTTCTGGGCGTCGGTGAGGGCCACGGGGCGCCTACGGGCTGATCAAGGTGGTGGCGGTCGCCGTCAGGGTCACCGACGAGGCCGGGAGGCCGTCGTAGAGCGTGCCCTGGCTCGACAGCGCGTTGGCGAAGTTGGTCGAGAGCCCTGCCACGAAGGTCCCGATGACGGCCTTCGTGCTCGGGATGCTCGGCAGGGCGGCGATGGCCGCCGCCGAACTCGCCGCCGCCGTTCCCGCGCCGATGGACGCCGTTCCGGAGCTGTCCAGATACAGGTAGACCGCCTGGTACTGGGCGCCGGTGAGCGTGGTGAGCGCGGACAGGTCCCACAGGTCGTCCGTGGCCGCCTTCGCGTAGAGCACGCCGGTGATGGCGTACTCGACGTCCGAGCGCGACTTGAACTTGCCGGCCGTGGTGCCGTTGGCGATCGACCGGTTGGTGTCGGTGGTCAGCGCCGCGGGCGAGGTCGCGGTGAGCGCCGCCGGCGACGCGGCCGTGAGGGTCTGGGTGGCCGGCCAGCCGTTGTAGATCGTGCCCTGGGCCGCGAGCGCGTTGGCGAAGTTGGTGCTCGGCCCCGCCACGTAGACCCCGATCACCGACTTCGTGCTGTCCACGGCGGGGAGCGCCGCGAGCGCGTTCGCCGCGCTCGTGAGCGCATCCGTGCCAGCGGCGATCGACGCCGTGCCGGACGCATCCAGGTAGAGCCAGAAGGCGCGGTAGTGGGTGCCGTCCGTGGCCGACTGGCCCGTCAGGTCCCACAGGTTGTCCGTGGCGTCCTTGTGGTAGATCGCGCCCGCGACGCGGAAGTCCGCGGGGTTCGTCGTCTTCAGCTTGCCGTTGGTCGTCGCGTTGGCGACGGCCGCGTAGGAGACCGTGCTGTTCTCCAGCCGCTGCACGGTGAGCGCCAGGTCGGTCACGAGCGCCGCCACCGGCGTGCGCACCACCCCGAGATCGACGACCGCGGCGGCGAGCCGGGTGCGGATCTCGGTGAGGTCGGCAACGATGGCGGTGAGCGCGTTCCGCGCCCGGAGCACGTTGTCGTTGCGGGCGACGCCCGCGGCCAGGTCCACGATAAGGGCGTTGACCTGGGTCCAGAGGGCGTCCGCCTCTTCCCGGCCGACGGCGATGAGCTTGCGCATGATGCCCATGAGGGCTCCAGGGCCAGCGGCCCGTTGGAAGGTGAGGAGCGAGCGCGGGGCGAACGCCCCGCCGCCGATCAGGTGAGGGTGAGCTTCGCGGCCGCCTTGCGCTTGCGGAGCTTGAGCTGGAGGTCGATGACGACCTGGAGCTTGGTGCTGTCACCCGTCTTCGCGAGCGCGTTGACCTGCACCGAGAGGCGCTTGGCCGCCTTCTTCTGCGCGGCGGCGATCTCGGAGATCTCCACGATCTGGCCGGTCAGCTCCTTGATGGCGCCCTGGAGCTGGCCGGGGTCCATCGTGCTCCAGATCGGCGGGGTCTGCCGGTAGGACAGCTCCCGCAGGTCGAGGGCGTAGAGTGTGCTCGCCGTGCAGTGGCGGTCCTCCACGAAGGGCACGCCGTCGATCATGATGCCGCGGAAGCCGAGCTTCCCGATCTCCACCACGCCCCGGTCGGGGGTGTTGATGGTCTCGACCATGATCGTGGTCTTCGTGTCGAAGAGCGCGACGATCGAGTCGAAGACGTCGCCGGGGCAGACCACGATGTCGGGGTAGCGCCCGGTGTTGTCCTTGAAGGGCCGGAGCAGCTTCGTGCGGATGTTGGCGATGCTGAGCGAGGCCGTCGCCAGGGTCTGCTCGCCGCTCGCCCACTCGCTGTAGGTCCCCTGGGCCAGCCCGGCGTAGGTGCCGGTGCTGTCCACCGCCCGCGCGAGGCCCTCGATCTCCACCGGGGAGGCCGAGGACGAGCCCGAGTAGGTGTGCGCCGAGATCTTGGCGGTGAGCTCCTCGACGGCGTCCCGGAGCTCGGCGTTCAGCTCGCCGTCGCCCCCGCCCCCGCCGTTGGCGGCGGCGATGCGCTGGGCGGTGCCCGTGATGGCCGCGTAGGCCTCGTAGTGGGCCCAGGTGAGCGTCGCCTGCTTCCGCAGGTCAGAGCTGTAGTCCGAGCTCTGGACGTCGTAACCCTGGTCCTTCGCGGCCGCGGTGTCGCGATCCTCGAGCTTGACCTTCCACAGGCAGCTCCCGTTGGAGTCGAACTCGACCGGGAGCAGGTTGGGCAGGAGCGAGTCCCGCCGGAAGTTCTGCGCCAGCCCCTCGTCGTACATGACGTTGAGGACCGCGCTGATCAGCGTGAGCGTCAGCATAGTTCAGGTTTCCCTTGCGCTCTTCGCGCGGTTACTGGCCAATCCTGGAGAGGACCGCGCCGAGGTTGAGGTCGGCGAGCCTCACCGGGCCGCCGTTGCCGTTGTGGGAAGGGCCCCCGCCGCCCTTGTCGCCGGTGCCCCGGGTCTGGACGGGCGGGAGGTAGTGCTTGCCGTCGTCGGACTTGACCCAGGCCGAAGCGCCCTCCTCCAGGGAGAGCAGGGTGTCCACGCCGAAGCGGTCCTTGCCCTTCCAGCCGGGCTTCCCGTCCTTGTCGTGGTCGAGGAGGCCGTCGGCCTTCAGGACCGCGAGGGCGTGGCGGGCGCGCTCGGCGGGCACGCCGGCCTTGACCAGCGCGTCGCGGGCGCCGGACTCGAGCGCGTCGCGCCGGCGGGCCATCTCAGCCTCCTCGCGGGCCTTCTCCGAGGCCGCCAGCCGCTGCTCCAGGCCGTTGATGCGCTCGTCGTCCTTGCCCTTCCCGCCCTTGTCCTTGGACTTGTCGTCGTCCTTGCCCTTCTCCTCGCCCTTGGGGAGGTCCTTGGTGGCCTCCTTGACCTTGTCGGCGATCTTCTCGTCGAGCTTGAGCCCGTCGAGGTGGGCCTTCACGGCGGCACCGATGGTGTCGGGCTTGAGCGAGGCCGCGATGGCCTCGGCGATGAACTTCTTGTCGGCGTCGTCGAGGGGCATCTCAGCTCCGGTCGGCCCACGACGCCCGCCATGGGGTCTGTCGGCCGCGATCGTTGTAGTGAGCGGGGTAGGTCGATCCTACGTAATCGGCCCCCTGACGTTGCCAGAGGATGCCGGTGACGGGGCGCTTCAACTTCGCGGCCCAGGCCGCCACCTCAGCGGCCTGAACGCGCCACACCCCTCGGACGGGCCGGGTGCGGCCATCTAGGGCGCGGGAGAGGGGGTGGTTCCGGTTGTCGGCGTACTCGTCGGCGCGCGCGAGAAGCGGGTCGTCGTCGTCGGGCTCGTCGAGCAGCTCGGCGGCGCGCTCCAAGTCGGCCTGGTGCGCGGCATCGTAGGTCCGCATGTGCTCCATGCGGACGATCAGCTCAGCGCGCGCCCGCCCGCCCGCGAGCACCCCGCCCTCGCGCGCCATGATCCGGTCGATGGCCTGGTTCCAGGTCATCCGTTGCACCCGGCTCTGCACCAGGGAGGCCTGGAGTCGGGTGAGCATCTCGGCCGAGTAGCGATCGAGGGAGTGCCGGTGGAGCAGGAGCCCCTGCTCGGCCGCGAGCCGTTGGAGCACGGGCACCTCGAGGCCCGGCGCCGCCCCGCGGAAGTCGGGCTCGGCCTGCTCCAGGACCGCCACGAGGTCTTCGGCGGCCCGCTGCTGCGCCCGGGAGACCGCCTCGTCGAGGATGACCCCCATCCGGGCTCGGATCTGCTTGATGCCTTCCTCGGTGGTGAGGAGGGCGACCCGGAGCTGGTACGTGGAGTACCCGTTGCTCGCGGGGAGCGACCGGAGGCGCTCGGCGAGCTCGCGGCGCCCATCCTCGAGGGCCCGGAGCACCGCGGCGACCTCGCGATCGGTGAGCTGGGAAAGCTCGACGGCCTGCCGCTCCAGGAGCCTGGAGAGCGCGGACGCGGCCATGGGCTACCTCGGCGGGTCGGCGGGCGGATCCTGGCCGGGGTCCATCGGAGCGGGCTCCTCGGCGGCGGCCTCGAGCTCGGTGCGGATGGCCTCGCGCTCCTCGGCGCTCGCCCGATCGCCCAGCACCCGGTCGGCCACCTGCTGCTGCGAGAGGCGGCGGAAGGTGGCGCTCGGCACGAGCGGGACGGCCATCGTGACGACCTCGAGCAGCTCGACCAGCCCGATCTCCGCCCACCCGTCCATGCCGCCGAGGGTGCAGGGCACCTCTTCACCGCGGGCGAGGGCGAGGAGCCGGCACGCCTGCCCCATCGCGTCCCGCACGAGCGCTGCGTAGGCGCCGAGCATGACCGTGAGCGCCAGGTGGTCCATCTGCTTGGAGTCGCCGGACTTCGCCGCCTGCGAGGCGGAAGTGCCCTGCGCCTGCGCCATCTGTTGGACGATCCGGTACAGGTCCTCCCGCAGCCGCAGGATGGCGGTCTCGATCGCCGCCAGCGCGTGACCTGGCGGCTCGGACCACTCGAAGGTGTCCTCGGGCTCGAGCTGGTAGTAGTAGCCAGTGCCGACGATCGGCTCGTCGCCGCCCCACTTCCGCTTGATGACCGGCATCGCGTGCGCGCTCTTGTAGAGCGCCCAGGCGTGCGCGTTGAGCTCCCGGAAGAGCTCCACCGCGGGGTCGAAGAGCTTGTTCACCACCCAGAGCCCGTGCGGCAGTTCCAGCCGCACGATGGGGAGCGCCCCGAAGCCGTGAGCGACGGTGGGATCCTCGACCGCGTCGGCCTCGTCGTCCGGGGCCTTCCCGTCCGGGCTCGTCCACGTCCAGGTCCGGACCTGCGTCCGGTCGATCGCCGTCCACCGCCAGATCCGGCGGCGCTCGGCGACGGGGCCGTCCTGCTCGGACTCGCACCGGCGGATCACCACCCAGGCCAGTCCGCGCCGGTCGGTGCCCCAGTTGATCACGTCCTCGGGGGCGTAGCGCACCAGGTAGGCGTCGAGGAGCCCGGCGGCCTCCTGGTCAGCCCGGCTCGCCGGCGGGGACTCCCCGACCGGCGGGAGGTCGATCCGCACCCACGCGCGCTGGTTGACCAGCGCGTCCATGAGCACGCTCTTCCAGAGCGCGCTCCAGTCCGAGCCCTGCCCGTCGCAGTCGCCAGCGAGGTCGCCCCAGTAGTCGTCGTCGCCCTCGGCGACGGCGAGCGTCGCGGGCGGGGAGAACAGGGCCGACGCGATGTAGTCGGTGATCGGACCCACGAAGTTCAGGTAGAAGGCGCGGCGCCGACGCTCCGCCCACACGTCGTCCCCCTCGACCCCGTGCTTGGGGAGGAAGGAGCCGATGTGCTTGTGGAAGGCCTTGCCACCCTCGTAGAGGGCGCGACGAAGCTCCAGATCCTCCCGGCAGTAGTCCGGGTGGGTCTGGTTGAGGAGCTTGACCTTCACACGAGCCTCTGCGACGGCTTCGTCGCGACCAGGTCCTTGATGCCACCGCTCGCCCGATAGGCGCCCTCGACGGCGTCGTGGAAGTCGTCGTGGTCGGCGTTGGGGAAGTCGTCGAACTGCGCCAGCATCCGGCGCGGGATGGACTCCGAGAACAGGAGCCAGCCGTTGTCGCAGGGCACGTCGAGCGAACCCATGCGGTCGTCCTTGTTCTGGGTGGAGACGTCCTCGTCGAGCGCCCACCCGCACCAGTGCCCAGCCTTCCGGCGCTCCTCGACGAGCCGTCGGAAGTCGCGGGTGACGAGGCGCTGGAAGCCGTTGGACTCGATCGAGACCCGCCCAGCCTTCCAGCGCTCGGCCATCTCGAAGAGCACCCGGAGCATCTCCGAGTCCTTCGCGCGCTTCATCCAGCCGTCGAGCACGTAGCCGTAGCTCGCGCAGCCGTGAAGGTGCTCCCGGCCAACCACCGCGATCGCCGCGGGGTCCCCGTCGCCGGCGCCCCCGTCCTCCCCCAGCCCGCCCAGGTCGTTCCCCGGGATGGGGTCGAGTCGGAGCGCGATCCGGAGGTCGGCCAGCTTGCAGCGGCGGAGCTCCTTCCCCTCGGGGGAGAGGCTCACCACCCAGGGGCCCTCGACCCGACAGCGGTGGAACTTCGCGGTGTCGAACACCCGCGCCGACCCGCTCGTCGGGGTGTTCTGGAGGTCGCGGAGCACGCTCCGGAGGGAGGTCTTCCAGATCTCCTCGTAGAAGCGGAAGAGCGGGAGCGCGTGCTCGTCGAGCACCTTGGCACCCCGGTCCATCTCGGCGCGGTGGGCCTCGTAGAAGGCGAGCGCCTTCGCCCGGCGCGCCTCGGGGTCACCCAGGGTCAGGTCCTTCCAGATCCGCCCGCAGGCCTCCCAGAGGTCCGCTCGCTCGGGCCAGGCCTCGAGCGCCTGCCATCTCCGACTCGACCAGCCCGGGTGCTGGAGCACACGAGCCAGGACAGCGTCCGTGTGGAGCACCGTCCCCCGGATGTCCACCTCGAGGCCGCCCACGCGGGGCCCAGCCTTGAGGATGTCGTCCTCCAGGAACTTCCACCACTCGGCCCGCTGGTCGGGGTTCCGCACCCGGTCAGGGCGCTCGCCGTCGTCGATGGCGATGCGCGTCGGCCGCTGCCCCTCGAAGTTGGCGCCTCGGACCTGGGTCCCGAAGGACCTCGCGAGAAAGCCAACCCAGCGGCCGCCAGGGAGGCGCGCCTGGAACTCCTCGACGCCGCCTTGCACCTCGATGGGTCCGTAGATCTGCGCCAGCGCGGAGTCCTGCGCGGCCAGGAAGCTGCGCACGTCCCTGGCGATCGAGCGGGCCAGCCGCATCTCCGCCGAGAGGATGACGACGTAGCCTTCCAGGCCGTACACGACGTCGTGGAGCAGCTCGCCCTTGAGCAGGGTCGTCTTCGCGACTCCGCGCGGAGCCGCCACGCCCCAGAGCCGATCGACGCCCTGCCGCTCCGCCCAGGGGCGGCGCTCCCGGCCCAGGATCGACCGGTGAAAGGGGTTGAACGGGAGATTGTACAGGTCCGGCAGGACGAATCTAAGAAACTCGCCTCTCCGGAAACGGAATCGTGCCCGCAGGAGCGCCTTCCTCGTCCTCGTCTCCGGCGTCCCCTCGTAGAGCCTCACGAAGGCGGGCTTCGTCAGCCTCGCGACCGCCGCTGCCTGCTCCGTCCACGTCTCCACGCGTCCGCTCCTCGCAGGCCAGGATGTCGGGCTGCTTGTCGAGGAGGATGCCGAGCGTCACCGCGATGTCCCGCTCGTTCTTCGCGCCCACCGACCCGGGGTCGGCGAGGCGCTCCAGCCGGAGCGTGACCGCCTGCTCGTAGAGCTCACGAGCTCGACCGCCGAGGCGGATGGGCGGGCGGGCGGCCGCGGGCGGCGCCGGCGCAGGCCCCTCGCGGAGCCGGGGGTCGGGGGGCTTCGGGGGATCGGCTCGTGAGGTCCGATCCCCGGTCAGCGGATCGGGCCCGGGCGGCGGGTGCGTGCCCTTCCCCCGGAAGCCCTTGCCCTCGTGCGCCCAGCGCTTCACCGTCCCCAGCGGGATGTCGAAGTGCCGAGACGCCCGCTTGGCCCCGACCCGGTGATCGGCCATCCAGGAGAGCACCTCGTCCCGGCTGGCCCTTGGTGGAGGCTCGGGAGGGGGTTGTTCCACCGCTCCTCCTGGTCATCGTGGCGGGTCACCCATCTCGGGGACACCTCTCCACATCGCTCCCAGGGTAGCTCGCCGTTCGAATGGGCGCAAGGAAGTTCGCGAGCAACTCCCGTGACGCCGCCCGGCTTCGCCGCGTCGTGAGTCACTTCTCATTGTTCGGCGTTCTACCTACCGTGACACCGTGACATCGATAATCAAATCATGTGACATGGATAAGTGCAGGTAGTACCTGCCGTGACACCGTGACGTCGCGAAGGGCTCGTGTGCATGGAGTCGCCGAACGAACGTCGCCGGGGGACGGTGGTCATGGTGTCCCTGCTCCATACGCGAGGGGCTTTCGCGATGTAACGGCGTCACGATAGGTTGAACCTGGAATAACGATGTCACGCCGATCAGGTCGATCGGCGTCACGGTGTCACGGCAGGTTCAACCCTGGATGTTCTACAGCGGGATCACCGGCTCGGGCGGGGGAGCGGCGTCACGGGCCCCCTCGCGCACCCAGCGCCGCAGGAAGGTGTCGTTCTCCTGCCGGATGACCTTGGAGACGTAGCCCAGCGTGATCAGCACCCGCCCGGCCTGGCGGGCGGCGACCTGGTTCTGCTGGGCCGCGTCGAGACGTAGGCAGTCGGTGAGGACCTCGGTGGTGGTGAACGGGGCCACGCGGGGGAGCCACTGCTTAATGGTCTCCTCCCAGGGGTGCGACTCGACGAACTGGGCGACGTCGCTGGCGCGGGCCTGCTCCTCATCGCGCTCGAACCACCAGCGAAGCTCCGGAGCCGGGATCCCGCCAGCGTCGATGGCAGCCTGTGCGGCCTCGTAGATCTCCCGCGCCTCGGCCCAGATCTGGTCGCGCCAGGCGCGCACCTTCGTGTGGTCGATGTCCTGTCGATCGGACACCTTGAGCGGCCAGAACCGCCGGTGGCCGGTCTCGTCGCTCAAGAACTGCGGTCGGTTGCACGAGCCACAGAGCACCGAGGAGCGGGGCCGCTTCCGAGCGCCGCGTTCCCAGAGCCCCCGGAACAGGTCCGACGAACTGCTCATGAACTGCTTCACCGCCTCGGCGGTGCGCTTGTTGAGATCCTCCATCTCGGCAGCCTCGTAGCCCCATACAGCCCGGAGCTGGATCCCAGCCTCCTTCGAGCCGATGGGGATGGGGGAGTCGGAGAACCAGTCCCCGAACAGCGTGGCGAAGAAGGAGCCCTTCTTCGTGCCCTGCAAGCCCACCAGGATGAGCGCGGTGTCCACCTTGCAGCCCGGCTTGAGAGCGCGGGCGACGGCCCCCACCAGGAACTTCCGCAGGTAGGCCTCGTAGAGAGGGGTGTTCGGCAGGCCGAAGACCTCGGGCAACAGGCGTTCGATACGCCGCTGGCCGTCCCACACGAGCCCCTTCAGGTAGTCCTGGATGGGCGAGTAGGCCCGCTCGGTGGCCACGGCGTAGAGCGCCTCCTTCACCGGCTGGGACCCCAGGTGAAGGCCGTAGTTCTGCGAGAGCCAGACGGCGGCCTGGGCCACCAGGGTGAGCTCCGGGGTGTCCTTGCCGTTGTGCTCGACCGCATCGGTCAGCACGTTCAGGCGCAGCGTCCCCCAGCGGGGATCCTGCTGGAGGATCACGACGGCGTTGCTGTAGCAGGCGCGCGGGAAGCCGTCCTTCGTGAGCGCGAGCTGGCGCTGGGTGGGCGGGTGCGGGCCCCGTCGGTCGAGGGGCCAGGCGTCGCCGTGGGTCGCATCCTCGGCCTGGAGGTCGAGGTGTCCAGTTGGGGTCACCTTGGGCTTCGCAGGCTCGACCATCCCGGCCTCGACCTGGAGCGCGGCCAGCTCCGGGTCACCGGCGGCCTTCGCCCCGCCCTTCCCCCGGCCACGTCGACCCCGGACAGCCTGGAGATCCACGGGCGGCGCCAGCGCGAGCGCGTGCCCGAGCTCCTCGGCCGTGTGGCCGTCCTGGGCGAGCTGGCTCACGTCGGTGCGGGTTGGGGAGGACGTCATGCGGCCACTCAGGCGAGGGTGGACGGGCAGAAGCGGCGGAGGGGACGCTCGCCGAGCGCGTCGGCGATCTCGAGCAGGTAGCGATCCCCCGTGGCGTCCTCGTCCACGGCGACCACCACGTCCAGGTCAGCGGGGAGGATCGCCTGGGACAGCGCGCCCCAGGCCCCCGACGTCCCGCCGATCACGGCCACGCGGTCGGCGCGGCCTGCGCCCACGTGCTGGGCCCACGAGGCCA